GAATCTATCTCGCAAGATTATTTCCGAACAAGGGTTTGTACCAAACTCATAGCTTGCATCCCTACGCTCGCCAAGTTTTTCAACTGTTTTTTTGCAAGCCTCTCTGTTAAAGATACCACGTTCTCCACTTTTACTCTTGTATAAAGAAACCCACTCTTCCATAAAGACACCGATGTCTGGGCGCTCTTTATAGGCAACGGAGTTATTTGCAATACCGCGTTGGGGATTTTCATTCCACCACGCGCCAGATTTCGCGTCTCGCATTCTTTCGTCAGTAAGATTACTGAGTGATATAAGGGCAGATCGTCGCACACCTCCCACCACGACAACTTCTGCAATTTTACAAACCAGATCGTGGCACTCGATTGAAGTGAGTTTTCTTCCTGCAGCCTTTTTAAAAGTATCAACAGTGAATCTAAAGAGATCTTCCAGTGGCCCCGGACCAGAAGCACGTCCACCAAATGTTTTGAGTCTTGCGCCAGAAGGACGAACCTTTGAGACGTCCCATTTTGGAATTTGGCCTCCAATAAGTAAGGACACCAACTCTCGGTATGACTTAGCCCAACCAGCCTTACTGTCTTGAACCACGATAGTAGTATCACTGTTTGTAAACTCTTCAGTGATAGTCGGTAATTTTTCGACGTATTGTCGCTCAACAGAGAATCCAACTCCTGTGCCGCACATGAGAATGTATAGTATTTCATCAAAAGCTCTTACTCTGCTGACTGTTACATATGAACAGTTGTATCCAGCTGTATTATCCCGACGCAGGGCCTCACCAGATGTCATTAAAGCTCTCATGCTTGGCATCACTTCGAGGCTTGTGACTGCTGCACGAAGTTCTTTTTCAAGAGATGGACTTATCTGATATCCATTATTTTCTAACAGATGTGAATTAAAAAAATGAAAGTATCTATCAACAGTCTCTTCCCACGTTTCTCTACGAAAGAGATCGTCACGAAATCTTGAATATCTTGATAAGTGAATAAACTGCTGATACTGTGTGGGTAAACTCATATTAGTATTGATTGTAGGGTTTTAAAATTAGACGTTTATTAAATCTGTTTCATTGTAAATGTTTATAATTTTTTTACAATACAAGTCGGTTGAATACTGCTTATACTTTAAATAATTAGCTTCTCCTATGCTTGTTCTTTCTTCTACACTTAATGAAGCCATTTTTTTACTTAATTCAACAAGTTGCTTAAAGTCATCACACAACCACTCGGTGTCACCAAAAAGTTCTGAAATGGCAGAGTTGTTGTATGAGATAACAGGCTTCTTGTTAGCAAAAGCTTCTAGTATTGAAAAACAAAAAGCTTCATTTGAACTTGGGTAATGATAAACGTCAATATCATTCATTATTAGCTGTCTCTCGTCTTCTGTAACGCTGCCTTTAATCTCTAGATTCTGATTCCCAAAATGTTTTTGATAAGCCTTTATAGACTGAAAATAAGCAGGATCAAGCACTTCTCCTGCAACTATAAATTTGTTGTCTCTCAATTCATTAGAGCAGTAGACTGTGTCGTGAATCATTTTAGATGGGCAATAACTAGCTATTCTTCCAAACACCGGGTTTTGTTTTTGTGGAAAGAATGACTCTTTACATTCCACACCGTATCTAACTATTTCACCGTTGTTTATGTGACCGCTTATTTCTTTTTGATATTCTGAGCTAAAAAGTACTTTATTAAATTGGGATTGATCAAAGCCAACCTTTTGACCACACAAAACACTAGCAAATCTTTTGCATCGAGGTAGATGTTGAACGTAATTCAGTGACTGTTCTCCCGGTACAAACACATGAATTATATCCGGATTAAATTTTGAAATAACATTAATGATATGCTGATCGTATTCAAGACTCTGTTCACGCAACAGGTGCGTTTCCCCAAGTTCCTGAAATTTCTGCCTATAAGGACCGTCTATAGATCCGTAAAAAGACATATCGTGTTCTACAGAAAGTTTTTTGGCTAAACCATAAGAAGCTAAAGACGACCCGCCTTGGTTGTAAAAATTGTTAATGAATGCTATTCGCATATCTTAGTATAGGTGTATTATCATTTGATAAGAACATGTCAGAAGAATCTAAATATATTTTTACTACTCCAGAAGCGGCAGAAAATTTATCCGAAAAGATTGGTTGTTCCGGTCATCAAGAGTTTTATAATTTGGATGGAAAGCAGTCTGAGCTTAAAAGTAATACTACTTATTATCTTCCGTGTTCTTCTAGGGAAGTAATGCATAAAAAATTAGACGACTACAACCAAAAACTCGCAAAGGCTGAGGAGTTAAATTCAGATCAGGAAGACTTTGCAGAAGCGGAAATTCCGGTTTCTTTTGATGCTTTTTTGCAGTCTTATTTTACTAGCGGGGCTGATTACGTTAATGAGGCGGTAAGAAAAGTTTTAAGAAATAAGGTTGAAGACCATAACAAAACCGGCAAGTTTAAAATTAAAACATCTACTCTTATTACCGTGTTTAGAAGAGGGATTGGTGCCTACAAAACAAACCCAACCAGCGTTAGACCGAATGTTAAAGGTCCAGAACAGTGGGCTTATGGCAGGGTAAACGGTTTTCTTTACGCACTTAAAAAAGGTGTATTTAAGAGAAAGCCGTTTGATACTGATTTACTGCCACGAGGGCATAAATATTACTCTAGAAGCAAAAAATGAAAAATTCAATAGATAAACTTAAATCCGCGATAGAAAAAATAAACCTTACTTTAGCAAGAAGAGGTCCTTCTGCTCCACCACCCACGATGACAGTGGTGACTCAGCCGTACGACATTGGCGGGGTTTGTTGCTATACGGACGGTAGAGGGGTAAAAAAATGCGAACCCACCACCAAAGAAGTATGCGATAATTACAATGGGTTCTTCAATAAAGGAATGAAGTGCGAGGATCTCGACCCTCAAAGATGTGGACCGGCGGGTGGCGGAACAACAGCGGTCAACAAGACCCGAAAACCACCAGCGTTGATAGCTCTTCCAGAGCCTATTGACTACTTTGAACCAACCATTAACGTTGGAAGTGATGCATGCGATCCTAGTTTACCAGGATGTTACAGTGAACTTCCAGATGATATTAGACGAAATACCTTCAATCATCATTATGACTATCTATTAAGAGAGATATTTGGTAAAGGTAATGGTGAGGTTGGCAACTCAGACCAACCAGATCAACTATGGCAAGAAGCTCATCATAGCTTTAATTGGAATGAGCCAGGAACGTGGGATACTTGGTTGATGCCATGGCTTGATGAGTTCATACGATATTTTACATGCTTTGGAGATGTGCCTAACAGTCCTCAAAATTGCGTAGGTTGCACTGATGCTGACATGCTTGCTATGGCTCAGGCTTTACGTCGCGCGCTATTAAACAGATGTGGTTTTATTTCGTCTGTAGCCGGAGCTTGCTGCATACCAGGCGGTGGCTTTGGAACAAACACTTGCATTGAGACTGCTGGTGTCGGACCGTGCAGTGATCTGGGAGGATTTTTCTATCCTAATAAGAGCTGCGCAGAAATAGGCGGACAGAACTGTGCTTCAGGTCCAGGAGTTCCGGTTATGATGAACCCAGAAGATCAAAAGCAGATGGTTGACGTGGAAAAGAAAGCCGCTGGCGAGTTAATAAAACAACTGAAGTTATTCAAAAGAAAGTAAACTAATGAAAAAATTAAATTTTACAGATTATTTAAATGTTGCTGCCGAAGATTACTTAGGCAAGGCTGTTGCTGGAATGGCAAGACACGTTTGCGTATATTGCTCAGCTTCAGGTTCGACCTCGGGTTTTTATAAACCAGATCGTGTTATTGTTAGTGCCGTCGGAGATAAATGTAGAGGAAACCCCGCGCTGTCATATGATCTACCAGCCACTCCTTCTGGTAACTGTGAATACGCCACCTGTATGAACGTATCTGGGGTTGTAAGAGGGCGTATTGGGGCTTATTCTTGCTCGTCACAGCCACCTGTTTTTGGAACACCTATTAGGGGTCTTCCTCAGCTACAAGTTGCGCTTCAGCCACCGGTTAACAGTGGAATGATGTAAAGGTTACTTTATAAAACTTTCTATGGGCTTGAGTACGTGTTGCTCAAGCCCATATGTTTTTCCATAACCCAGATCAATTAAGTTTTTGTCTTGTATAAGATCTGTAGAATAACACCAGCCAACTATATTATAGTCTGGTCGCTGACCCACAATCAAAACGTAAACATCTGAAGGTGTTTCGCTCTTTGATCGTCTAGCTAAAAGCTTACCAGATTTATATTTAGTTGTCTTGATGTCAATCTTCTTGCCATTAAGTAGTACATCATCACCGCCTTTTCGAGGACTAATTGACAGGTCAGGATATAAATTCATTGATTTGCAAAAAGCAAACTCTCCACATATTCCCTCTAGATCAGTTTCTTCACACGACTGAGGACCAATCTTTTTATCAGAAACGCCCCCGTTTCTATTGGAGGCGTATCTGTTTTTTGCTATCCATTCACATATTTTAATTTCAGAAGCGGTAAGCGTTATGTTCATGTGGGTCTAATTTAAAAATAACTAAATTGGGTCTATGCGCTACAAGCTGTGGGTTTCGATCACGAACAGCATTAATAAATCCGTCTATAGCAGGAGCAACCTCAGAAAAGTTTGCGTCATCAATAGCCACATACAGCTCATGTTTTATTAGATTAACATTCATTAGATCAGCAAGGGTGGTATCGTAACTATGCCCACCATCTACGAAAATAAATGTTGAACCAGCATCAAATGAGTTTATCGCATCCACAACAACGGGAAGTGTATCAATTGAATTACCAACCACAACCCCACAATCAAAATCGTCGCCGAAATTTTCTTGTATCAGCCCCACCGCTTGATCTGATGTAATGGGTAAGTCGTTAGGTGGAAGTTCCTCAGGTGGGGCTTTTTCAAAAAGATCAATCAAATAAGCCTTGTTAGGAAGATGTGTTTTAAATAAACCAATAGAGGTTTGGCATTTATATGTGCCGACTTCAACAAAGTATTGAGGCTTTATTTTTTCATAAGCCCATAACAATAGGTCGTATTTTACACCAAGTGTTTTTCTAGGAGAGTCATCACCCAAAGCTTCTTGGTCGTATTTAGTGTTTATGAATAGCACATCTTGCTGAACAACAACATCTTCAAATTTATTATCTTTTATTATTTGCTTCGGAGTAAAGCCAATTTCATAAAGTCTATTAATTATTTCTTCAGATGACGCCGATCCAGCATTGTATTCCAAAACAGGCAATTCAATTAAAAGCCACTTTGTTCTTGAGAGAGTATTAACCCCTCCGTTAATAATTGACATCTCAGAGCCTTGCGTATCAATCTTTATAAAATCAAAAGTCTGGAATCCTGTCAACTCATCTAATGTGATGGTAGGCACTTTAATCGTATTAAAATTACCTTCCTCATAGTGAGCCGTGTTTTCTTTAAAGAAAGAAGCTCCTTGGCATGTTGGTTCATTCTTGTTTATATAAAAATCTTTATTATCTGCCGCCTTTTCACCCAAAGCAATAATTTTATAATTTGCTCCTGATTGTTTTAAAGCTTCTTCACATTGTGGATTAGCTTCTATTGAAACCACAATAGCGTTTGGGTTTATAGACTTATACTCAAGAAAAGTTTGACCAACATTTGCGCCAATGTCAATAATCAAAGATGATTCTTCAACAATGTTTTTTATTAATTTAGAAGTCAATTTATGATCCCTTGATTGATTTTATTGCATTAACCAAATCATTAAATGATTTTTGCCCGTAATAGGGGTTTGACAAATCAGTAATACCAAACGAGCAAGCCCCAACGTTTTCATTTACAATCAGTTTACATCCGCACATCGCCGCTTCTACAACTGTTCTTGCTGACGCCTCTTTCCAGTTTGGCATATGAACAAAATATTTAGATGAATTCATTGCAAACGCAATTTGTTCAGGAGTGCAAACACCAAGATAGTTTTCGGGATTTATAAGGCTTGTATCTCCACGGCCTATAAATTTAATGTTGTCTCCAAAGATTAGCTGCATCTCTACAACACCTTTTGATTCGTTTATTGCTCCAACGTATAAGACATTGATTGGTCTTTCAATATTTTGATTATTAAAAATCTCATCATTGATCCTTTGAAAATAAATAAACGCGTTTGGTATTTCAAACTTAGTAAATTTTGTCCACTCGTTTAGGTGTAGTGGGCTTAAGAATAAATTAAACGCCGCTTTTTCAATAAGCATTGAAGATATTCCAATAATAGGATTGTCTAAAGAGTATCTTTCCTGCTCACTCACATTCCAGCCACCATATTCGTACGGTGTTGCTCCAGTATAAGCGCACTCTGCAAAAATATAAGGCTTGTTTGATTCTAAGAACTTCTTTTGCTCAAGAATCCCAAACCACTCAGATCCTTGCGGGTCATTAAAGATATCAAAGTAAACATTTAAATCAGCATTGTCAGGCTCAAGAAAGACATCGGCTGGAGTTACTATATTAACATAATAGCCTGAAGTCTTTAATGCTTCAATAAGATCTTTGGCTGCGCCATGTCCACCACTAAGATATGCGTCATCTCTAATTGGACTTACAATAGTATAATAATTTGCTATCACACACAAGTATAGCAAACGCAACTATCTGTTTAAGCATAGCAATATTTTATTACAGTAGAAAGTTACTCTGGAGTAACCATCATGTCCATGCCGTCTGGCATTGGCTGATCTGTCATTTCGCTGTTTGGAGATCCGCAGCCAGAGCCATTGATATCAGCACAGGTTTTACTTGGGTAAAATATACCGCCTTGCGTTTCGCAAGAAGTTCTTAGTATATTTTCTAAGCATTGACTAACTGAAGAATTGTCCTTGGTGAGACAGCACGCTCCAACCATTCCATCCATGCATTCAGCTGGACTTTGTTCGCAATTTAATATATCTTTAATCACCCAAGTATTCGCAAATTGGGTTTGCTGCTCAGGAGATACCATACTCTCAAGAGAAGCGATGAGCTTCTTTAAATTGTCTATCATGAATTATCCCTTGATGCCAATTAAATAATCGCGAACAGCAGAAACGTAATCAGAAGCTAGAGTTATTTTTCCTTGCATCCAAGGCTCAATATCATGACCTTCTTCAATATGGGTCAGTATCTCACCGGCGTTAACAATCATAGAATTGATATCGCCCATAAACATCTCGGTTGTCTCTTCGTCGTTAGAGGAGGGCATATCACCCATTTCCTCATCCATTGATGATGGTATAGCAGGGGACGACATCTCCATGGTTGGCATAGCAGGTTCGCTAGGCATTTCAGGCATACCCATCATAGCCGGAGCCTGTTCTTCCGCAATGACTTTTTCTAATTTTTCTACTAATTTTTTTAAGTTAAGCATTTTAATATTACTCTGCGTAATTTTCTGTTCTGGTTCCTGGGATTACACGTCTTGCTTTGATGCTAAAAATAACACCGGAAGCTTGATCTGGAGTTCCAGTAAATACTAGACCTACCGTTTGTCCTTTACTAACATATTTAGCGGTTTCCGAAAGTATAGCACCGGTTGCTAAAGTATGTGCGGCTGTTGTTAAGTCCATAGAAGCAGTGATTGCAGTTCCAGCACTAAAAGCGGTTCCGCTGTTAGATTTGAATAACACTGCTGACAGGGCGCCAACGTTTGGACTACTTTGTCTAAACTTAATTGAATCCACCCAGTAATCGTGTTCAGCAATAAAAAGACCTCCATTACCTGTTTTGCACTCAGATTCAGAGTTAAACTTAGTCTGAAATATTTCGTTGTTGTCAGCAATCATTGCTGGTCTAGTGGCTATTACATCATTTGCCCCAGCGACAGACGCAACCTGCAGTTTCTTTGGTCCTCTAAATGTGGTAAAAGCCCGGCTTGGTTGTGTTGGGCTAATACCTATCTCGCTAATTCCGTTGGCTGGAGAAATATCACCAACCCGATTTCCGTGCTTAAGAACACTTTTGTTATTATTTGGAGAGTTTAAGTTTGTACTCATATTTATTTACCTTTTAACCACCAGCAACAGGCTTGGATGAAGAAACTCCGCCTTCTGCAACAATCATAACCTTTGGTTGAGCAGAAGCTGAAAGCTTTGAGTAGTACACAAGACCCTTATTGTCACTGTAGGTCTTTGTACCAGGAGCAACGTCAGCGGTAAATGTAGTGCTTGTTATTTCAGAGTTCGCGTCTTTAGAACCAAGAAGTCTAATATTGCTACCGTTGACCTCAAGCACTCTGCCGTAAATATCTGTCCATTTTGTAGCAGCTGTAGTCTTATCAAGTTCACCAAGAGGGTATGTTTTGATAATTGAATAAGTTCTCAAGCCACCCAGAGCCACACGCGGAGAAATACCAGCAAGAGGTCTTGCAGACGCTAAAGTAGAATCTCCTGGGTTTCTTCTGGTTTGAGTTAAGGCAAAACCAGCAACAACAGAACTAAAGGCTCCTGCGCCGAATGGTTTTTGAATATAATTAAACGCAGACGTTGCGATCTGAGATTTAACCGATCCAAGATTTGTATTTCCTGGAATATTGTTAAACATTCTGGTGCCAGCCCCATCGGACGAGCCGCTAATACGTTTTATGTTTACAGCATTATTAGCCTGAAAAGCTCCTGAAAACTGCTGTCCTATTGCACCGCCGCCGTTAGTATTGATAATTCTAGTTGTATGCGTTGATGGCATGGTTTTTCCCTCTACGGAATATACACGAATTGATTTTTTGCTACAATTTATCGTTTAATATCTTGGCTATGCTAGAAGAAGGAGTTCCTATCCGCAAATAACCCATGTCAAATATACTGTCTGTTAGATTTAACTTGGGAGGCAGGGAGCCAAAATACTCATACATTTTAAATCCTGATATTTTACATATTTTAGCTGTTTCCCTAAGAACTTTTGTGTCTCGTGGATTAGATAGAAATCCGGAAAAAACAAGTATGATGTCGTCATAAGAACTAACTATGCTTAGAATTTTTGATAGGTGTTCTTCAGATCGTATCCAAGAGTATTCTATAGCAACTCGTTTTTCTACGCTAGATAGTTCGGACAGTTCTGACAAAAACTCTCGTATGTTTTCATACTCACAGTTCTCAACGTCATATTTATCAAGGCTAATAATAAGCCCCATAGCTTTACTAGCCATAATAGAAAAGGTTTTTACAAGGCAGTCCAACACGGTGTCCTTGTTTAAACCCTGGTATGGGTAGTTAATCGCAATAATTAGTTTGTTAGACTCAGAAAGTCCTGGCTCAAACAAATTTATGGAAGCAGTATCTATTACTCCACCATAAAATCCGTGCTCATTTACAAACGCGTGATCATAAAAAACAGAAGACTTATCATTCCTTATTGAAAAGGATGTTATAATTAAATTATTTATTAAGTCCTGTCTCTTCGTCATTCGTTAAAGCACTCCACGATTCTGGGAATATTGACTTAATCAAAAACCCAACTGCCGCCGCATATTGTTGAACTTCCCACTGAGCATGAATATCACGCCTTTGATTAAATACACGGGCGTAAGCTGAAAGAGATCCTGTCCACCACCACTCAGTATAGGTTGATTGTGGAAGTACGGATCTGGCTTGTTCTGGAGCAACACCCTTTTCCAACAACTCGTTGTAGCAAAACAGGCTGTCTGTTATTAACTTACTATACATGGTACTGCACAAATCATAATCCACTCCAGCAGGAAACGGTCCTGAAGAACCCTGCTTGGCTCCGTCACTTGGCGCGTTTCTCCAATACGGATTATAAAAAGTCGGCTCATCAGTTACGTATCTGCGAGACACTTCATTTTCTACAAAGCCTACCTTATGCTTAAATAATTGAGTTCTAATAAATATTGGCGCTTTAACCCGCATGGTTATTTGAGGATGCGCAAATGGAGTCCAGTGTTTATGAGAAGCCAGATACTTAATTAGCTTTTTGTCTTTAATAGATAAAGAACCTTTTGTTTGCTCATTCTCGCTTTTCTCAAAAACGCTTTCTTTATTAAAGGAGACTCTGGCTGCGTTAACAACCGTTAAATCAGAACCCATAACATCAACAAGTTCAACATGTCCCGTGTCTAATACAGTTATTTTTTTAATCACTTATTTTGCTCTTTAAATATCAATCACTGTCTTTTGTTTGGTGTTCTTCCAATTTTATTTACCGGTGCTGTTACAGGTGCCACAACCGGAACTGGAACATTTCGAGTCATTGTATATGCTCCCCAGGCGGCTTGCAGCTGAGCCATATCCGCTCCATCTATCTTGCCGTCTCCGTTGATATCCATGAAGATATTGTTGTTTCCCCATGCTCCGAGAAGCATTGCCAAGTCTGCACCGTCAACCTTGCCATCGTCATTTAAATCCTCAATCTTAGACGACAGCTTTACATGAGTTACAGTATAGCCATGTGATTTGATTTGAGCATTGATTGCAATAATCTCAGTAGCACTGACCTGCATCCCACCATTCATTAGCCCAACAAATACAGTGTGTCCTGCTGAATCAAGAACAAATGCAGGACTACCGGAATCGCCACCCCAAATGACTGGCCATCCGCCAGCTTGTGCTCCTTCGTTAACGCCGTCCATAATTGGCTTAACACCAAACCCATTACACACGTCGGCAGCATTGACAAAAGATTTGTCCATAGACATTTTGTATGCTTTGCCTTCGCATTCATGCACCCAGACGTCATAGGTAAGCGGGATGTAACGAGCGTCGGCAATATGATCGTAAATGCAGACATCATCTTTAGGGAACTCTGACTCAAACTCTAATAGAGTGTGATCAGGACCAATAGAAAAGGTTACCTTTACGACCTTGCGAGTATGTCTAGTTCCAGACTTACCTAAGAACGTGTAGGCTTCGTATTCTCCTACAGGACGACCTGGTCCTCTGTAGTGTTCACAGATAAGTGCATGCTTTGGACTAATCAGAACAGCAGCGGGGTTACTAGTGTTCCAAAAATTAATGTTGTCTGCAACATACGGAGTGGTAAGCTTGCCTCTTAGTGAGATAGAATACTCTCGCGCAAACGCACGTGGGCGTAAACTTACACCCGACCAATCTACTGCTGCTCCTTGACAAGAAGGGTTAAATCCCCTCTGCTCACCACCAACAAGTGGAACAAGTGTTGCTTCGGGTGAGTAAGTATGAATGTCGTGAAGAACGGGGTTGTAGTTTTTTAAGATTGCCATTGTTTTTATATTCTTTATTAATTATTTAACACCGTGGAATTCCACGGGATTACAGTTGTTGTTACTAGTTTTAACAGATCTATCGAACTCTCTCTGCACATCTTTAGCATAAAAAGTCATCTTCAATTCATAGTAGTCTCTCTCCTTAGTAAGAAACTGAATTCTCTCTGAGGCCTCTAGCAACAAATCACGAACTGCTTTGTTTGCAAAATCCGCGTGTTTCTCCAGCCTATCAACTAAAGTGGAGGTGTCAAAAATCGGAGCGTTATCGTTTGTTGGGATTATTGACATTAGTACGATCCTTTCTAAACTTATTCATAAACTCACACTTACAATGCTTGAACTCAACGTCATCAGTATGGATAAGAAGACCGTCCCACTCATCACACCAGTGCCATCCATTTTTGAGTTCCTCTGCTGTAAGCATTACGAGAAAATCCTCATCGTCAAATGGCTGCATCAGAAAGTCAAATCGCGCTTGAGTCATTCCGTGTTTTATAAATTCTCCATCAGCCATTGGTCTTTTCTTCCTGCGCTAATTTCTGTAAAGTATCGTGATGTTTTGAAGCAATCTTTTGGTAACTGTTTTTTACAGACTTATTATGTTCATCTAACAGAGGAGGTACAGGTGTATCACCGTGATCATTGTCTCCGACAAACGTATTATCTTTTGGTTTCATTTAGAATCTTTCTTGCGACATTTTTAGCGACAAAGTGTCGCCGCAACACGGTTTCTTATTTCATCAATACTAATAGGAGTATAGCCGATTCTCTCCACACAGCAAGAGAAATATCGGAGATCTGTCACTCCTTCTGCAAGCATTACTTCTTCGGCATGAAGATGAGCATGAACATTTACCCAAAACGCATTTCTCTTGGTTCTCCATAGAGACGCTGGGTGAATGGGAATATGCGAAAGAATTTCATTGTCGAGCTTGTGGTAGGCTCGAACATCTTTAAAATATTTTGCATATTGCGAGAGTTGCAGGGTATCGTGATTTCCTTTTATTAGGATTTTTGTACCATTCAAGCACCCAAGTATTTTTAAATCTTTTGGTGTGAACGCCACATCACCCATGACATATACCTTGTCGCCTTTACGAACAGTGTTATTCCAATTTTCTCTGATGACTGAGTCACCTTCTTCAGCACAGGTATATGGACGAACCTTTTCTCCATTTGCACGAACAAAGCGGTACATGGCTTCGTGACCAAAATGAGGACAACCGATGAAGTAAGTGCATGCGCTCATAAGTATATCACTTTGTGTTTTCTTTTATTTTTCTTGTGATCAGATCTTTATAGGTTTTGTTAAAAGCTGTTTTTATTAATGACTCATCAAACTGTTCAGCAATAACAATGTTCATTCTATACGGCGACTTAACAAGTAACTTTTCAACACCGTCTATAGCGCCAAGGAGTTCTACCATCTCCACTGTTATAGGGTAATTAACAAAAACAATGTACTCATTTGATTTTCTGAACGCGCACTGTGGGCTAAATAAAGGTAAGATCTCCCCATTTATTTCAATGGTTTTCGGAAAGCTAGAATCTTCATCAAAAAGACCCTCAAAAATCTTTTTAGTTCCTGGATCATGACACTTACTGTACTCGCCGGTTGGCTCGTTGCATATTGGACACAAGCGTTTTTCCCAACGAATCTCCGGCTTTTTTAGCCAATCCGTATTTTTAATCATTTTCTTTAACTCCGTTGTCGCACTTTTGTCGCACTTTTGTCGCACTTTGCTTAAGGTGAATGGTTAAATCTTCCGTAGACATTGGGTAATGTTTTGTTACTCTGTGTGCTTTTTTTCTGATGTACAAAGGAACGTTTGGTGTTATCTTGGGGTTCATTAAATCATACAAGAAAACTCTTGCTGATTCAATCGATCTAATCATTTCTTCGGATGTGGTCATGTGTTGAAAAGATTGTTGGTACTACCGTTTGATCACTAGATTTTGTAGACAGCTGCTTATGGTTAAACATTAAAACAGCAAGAAAGGTTCTAATCTGATCTGGGTCTACAAACTCAGATAAAACCTCTGCCGTTTCCATCATGCACTCCTGTGAGACACTGCAAGAGTTTAGTATTTTTAATGCAGTAGCATCATCAATTTCATCCTCAGGATCTATTGATATGTCACACAACCATTCTTCTTTTTCATAAGTGATATTAATTGAAATCATCTATCGACCTTTTTTGATCAACAACAAAATGAACAAGAACATAGTCGTTGTTAATTGTTTCCCACTTGTGAATTAAATTAGCACTATAACTTTTTCCAAGAAACGGTCTAAAGGTTTTAAACTTTGCGAACATTTCTACTTGCGGCGTGTCCTGGTAAATAGGGTTTTCTACAACAAAAATACTGGGGTTATCTGTTTCATACTTTACTTTAATTATCATTTTGATTTCCAAAAATTGAAGACGTTTTCTGAATTGAAAACTTGTATGGCTTACTTAATGTTTCACTCCAAAAGGAAGGAAGTTCAATAGTAACCTTCTCGGGTCTCTCCAGCTGTTCAGGGCAATACATTATTGCCTCATTTTGCTTAAGTTTAAATGTGTTTGGCATTATGTTATGATACTTTTGTGATATAATCTTTTTAATAATACTGCCTTGTTTAACCATAGAAAAGTCAAGATTCTTAATCACCCAGGTATCAACATACGCTTCCATTCCTTTGTTAATCCATCTAGTGTCACTAGTTGAAAACACAAGAGTTATATCTCTTTGTCTAGCCAGTGAGCACATCATTAAAAGACCATCGTTATTACGCTTTTCATACTTTGGATAAACCAACTGCGGCTCATCTACCCAAACAACGCAATCAGATATTTCTTCAAATGAAATGCATGAGATGTTCTCTACTTCAGTCCCAGCTAACGCCTCCGGATAAGGATGGTCTACTATATACTTTTTCCTGTCTTTGCACATTGATAATATATTAAAACAAGTAGCGGTTTTGCCACTACCTGTATTACCAACTACGGAAATTACTTTACAGCGATTCCATTCAAATTTCATATTAGACTGCTGTCGTTTGAGGGCTTTTGTTATTAATGCAAATGCCGCCATTTCGACCGCGCTTAAATTGAACGTCAGCGCCGTACTTCTCGATAATAAGAACTCTCATGTCATTAGGGTAAATGTTGTAAGATTCTGCTAAAGCAACAAGCTTTGCTTCACCGGCTACAGCCATTTGCTCAAACTTGGTCCAGTCAACAGTGATCTTCTTCGGGTCATTCTTTGATGTTCGCGTCTTCATTTTTGTCTCTTTCTTGTTTGTATTCTCAATCCACTCAATATCGCGTAAACAGTTTATGCACATTGGACTAACGTATGTACCATACGAAAACGGTAGGTGATCTAACTTTTCAAAACAGTGTTGACATAAACATCCTTCCGGTTCTCCATTGTCATTTGTCGTAACTAAAATCTTTTTATTGTCCCACCTGTCAATTTCAGTATAGCTAAATCTAGAAGCTAAAATCTTATTATTATCTTTTCTTTCTTCGAACTGCTGTAAGATTTGGACTACTGAACGGTATACGAACATTTAATTTAAACTTTCTGAGGGAATCGTTTATTGAAATTTCGCAAGATATATGTCTGACTTCTGACCACGGTAGTATATACCAAGAGTCCGTGATCGGATTGTACACGGCAAGATAATCAAAGTCGCCTTCTTCATAAGAAACTTTCTTATTGCCTTTTGTCTTTTTTCTAACATCACATCTAAACGTTTCTCTATTTTTATCATAGTAGCTTTGTTTTATTTGAACGGAAGAAAAGTCTTCATCTATACCGCGCACCACAAAGTCGTAAGGAAGTTGCTCTACAAATGGTTTGTTGCACTCCCAACCCATCAAATGACAAACAGCAGGAAATAGTGTTTGTGCGTAAAGACCATTATTAAACTTTATTTTACGAGAGTCTTTGTTGCTTTTTGTTTTTTGCTTACGTCTTCGAGAAGAAGAAAGATTAGAGCCACTCGCCATTTATATCCTTTGTTAGACCGTCTGAACGAACCCTTCTTATATTGTAGGGCAGTCCAGTCAAAAATAGCCTCAATGTCGTTACTTTTACCGCAAATATCAAAATCACCATCTTCTTTCGGAATAATATCCATAGCGTAGGACTCAATGGCTAGTAAACAAGCCGAAACATTAATCTGCTTTTCCCACTCCTGGTTATAGTTAGTCATGCACTCCAGGACTGTATTAATAAAGGAGAACTTAGACAATAGCTTGTGCTTTATGTGATCATATTCTCTTTGGGCAAGAGCCATGATTGACTTATCTAAAACTACACTGTGCATATCAAGTGAAATGTTAGTGGTTATATGGATAAACATGATCCCTGTGGGGACAGCTCGATTTGATAGCTCTTTCATTTTTACTCTCTAATATCTCTTTGAATATTACGGGACACAACTTTACCTTTTTCAGTAAGGTTTATAACTGTTGTTCCATTTTCATTTCTTTGAACTAAAACAAGTCCTGATCTTTCTAGATCGTGAATCCTACTCTCAACCAAAATGGCAACAGCCAACTCGTTGTCAACGGTGGTTAATTGTTCGTCTAGATTTTGTCGTATTTTTTTTTCAATAATAGAAACTAGAGGCGCGTCGTTTTTAAGATATCTCCAAATCACAGTATAATATGCCGCCTTGGCATTTATTTGATCTGTATTCATCTTATCTTCTTGAGTTTCTATCTGGGTGCAAAATAAACTATAGGCAGACATTATGTTTTTGTAGTCTGCTGTTAGGATTTTTTTTGCATCAGAGTAACTTTCCATCACTTATCCATACACTTCTTTCCATCAAAACAAGCCTTAGATATGATCTGATAGACCTTTTGCTTGCTACAACGCAGATCATCCGCAATTTTTTCAATGCTCATGTCTTCCATAAAACGCATACGCATTATGATAGCGTATTCTGGTCTTAATGAATGCATTATTTTTGAAACAAGCTCTTTTAGTTCACTCCTTGGTTGGTCTAGATAACTCATCGCTGGACGTTCGCCATAAATTTTCATCGCCACCCGGTATATTCTGTTCTTTTTGACCATAAGGTCTTTAACTACACCACGCCCTCTATTAAATGCGTAGGTTGAAAAGTCGGCTTTTGTTGGATCGTAAGAAAATCTATTCCTCCAAAGGTCAATATAGATTTCTTGAACAGCGTCATCTCTTTCTGATATTGCTAACTTTCCAATAAGAGGACCGTTTCTTGGAAACCTATTTTTAATATAAGTAATGATATAATCACTTATCTCCACATCATTCATATCAATGAATATTGGACGTCTAGCTAAAGCGTTTGACATTTTTTTGCCTTTCTTCTTCTTCATTTATAGACCTTGATTACGACTAATGTATTTTTTTATTTAAAATAAACGCTCCCGGAGGGACTCGAACCCTCAACCTGCCGCTTAGAAGGCGGCTGCTCTATCCAGTTGAGCTACAGGAACTTTGTTAATAAGATACTACTCGGCAGTTTTTGAAAATACTTCTCCAGTAGTTCTTTATGCTCATCATGTCTTTTCTATTACAATCATACGTTACGCTTGAGTATCCGTAGTTGGATGAACAGTTCATATACTCAAGTGACGACGCTCTAATAGCCTCACCAAAAGCAACCATATCTTCCGGAGAGTTTATCTTTACTTCAATTATTGTAGTCATTAGTTATATCCTTGAAAAAGTTTATTAAAAACCCAGCAAAAAATTACACACTTAGCAAGAAAGAAAGTGCCGTTAACTATTAGTGTTGAGAAAATTTCAATAGGACTGTATGTATATCCGTTTACACCATTAAGCTTCATTTTATTTAAATCCGATCTTTTCCATTACTTGAGTGATTGAAATAGGCATGTAGTTATTACTGTCTACACCAACATCATATCTAAACTGATGAGCAATATCCGAAGAGTATAGTCTGCCATGAGTATGACCATGCAAGTGGATAGATGAATACTTTTGTTTACTCCATGCTTCTATGGGGTAGTGGAATAAAATAACTTTTGTATTTCTCTGGGTTTCCGAAAGTGAGTCAGTTAAACTTTTGATTGATAACTCATGGTAGTCCATGATCTTTTTAAAAGAGGTTATTCGGTTATTTGCATAATCAGCAGAAGGGTCATGATTTCCACAGATAAGGTAAACGTTTTTGCATTTGATTTTATCAAGGATTTTTACGACTTCTGTCTCCCACTTTTTTCCGCTAGAGTGAAAGCAAAAATCACCAAGGTGATAGAGATCATCTTTTTCATTAACCATACTGTTGATGTTATTAATTAAAATCTCTTCCATTTGCTTACAGGAGGAGAACGGACGGTTGTTGTATTTAATAATGTTTTCGTGATCAAAATGAGTATCAGATGTAAACCAAATCATTTAGTTCCTTATAATTTATACGTATGAGCTAAAACTGACAAAACTATTAATATTAACGGTGCTATTATAAAAATTAAAACAATCAACAAAGATATTAACACTGCTGCTTTGTTAAACAAGCTATGATTTTTAAGTTTTGTATTTTTTATATCCTGGGTATCCCCAGTCTCTAGGTTCGGTAACACCTTTTTCTTCTCCACAAAATCCGCATTTTCCCGTATGAAAAGTAGACACTTTGATAACTTTTTTTGCTTTTAGTTTTTTGGCACAGTCATTACAAATCCAGTCTGGGTATGGCTCTTTCATTATAGTTCTTTCTAGTAGCACGGGTGGGACTTGAACCCACAAGACTTTACAGTCGGCAGATTTTAAGTCTGCTGCGTATGCCAATTCCGCCACCGCGCCATGTATTTAATTAACGGTTTTAGAGCAATAGTCATACATAGCGACACCACTTGCGGTGCCGACATTTAGACTCCTCACGGAACCGTACTGCTTAATATAGATTTTATCGTGACAAATTTCAAGAACTTCTTCTGGAATTCCAACTTGTTCTTGACCAAACACCATTAAAGTATGATCGTCTTTAGACCAAGAATAATCATTCACACTAAAAGCGTTATGTACATTGTCAATACCAACTATACGCAAGCTTTTATGTTTTTTATATAAATTGCTTATTTCACTTTTTAAATCATCTATTTCTTTTACATGTTTAAAGTTGGTGTAAATGTGAGTTCCAACAGTTCCTCTTCTGTCGTACCTTTTATTTCCATAGACAAGGACTTCTTTTGCTAGGAACGCGTTGGAATTTCGCACTACTGTCGCAATATTAAAATCATTGAGTAGGTTGCAACATAACACACTGAAATTATTTCTTCGAGTGTCAAGATCAGTCATGATGGCTTCATGCGTCCAGTACTTGTAGTGATCGATTATGTTGCGACTGTCTAACGTTTGAGTTGTCATAAGTGTTTCCGTATACTTCTCTATGTGACAAAAGAGCCTTGTCTTTCATTTTTGTTTCTAGCATAATGTCATAATCAATTGAATTGCTTAGGTTTGGTATTTCATCAATAATCCAGTCACTGTGAGCCTGGGGTCGTTTATCATCACGACTTTCTGAGTAATGTACTTTTGGTATCTCGCAAAAACCTTTCCAGGTACTAAACGCCATGTCAGCAGCATCTAGAATCGATTCTTGATTACAGAATCTATGATGGTGAATATCTAGCACAAGCTTGATTGAGCAGTGGCTAGAGATCATTTTTGAAAGATCTGTAATACTCCACATGCTTTGTTTGTCATCGTTCTCAAGAGTTAGTCGTCTTTTAATGGCGTCTGGAAGACTATCGAACGTCTTGAGAAACCTTTGAGCTGTTGATTGTTTTGAGTCGTATACACCTCCAACATGAATGTTAATTGCAAACTCATCACCATAACCAAGTAGATCGCCAATTAAACAATGCATATTAAGAGAAGAAATACTTTTTGCAACAATTGCCTGATCATACGATGCAAGGCAAGTATATGGTCCGGGATGGCACGAAAGCCTCATATTATTTTGTTTTGCGAAATCGCCAGCCTCAGCCATGCTTTTCTTTATTGATTCAGCGTGTTCATCTTCTAGTTGATCCAGCGAGTAACCTAATGTTGGATGATCCATAAATGGAAACAGACCGCTTCCAATTCTAAAAAACTTTATACCATTTGCTTCGTTCCATTTTAGAATGTGAATTAGGTCTGCGGAGTTTTTGGTTGCAAGGTCACCAACTCTATTAATAGAAAATCCCTCCATGCGGAGGGTTCTGTCAGTAAAGATATTGTCTTGTTTTTTTCTAATTTTATCTTGAAGCGATAAGTTTTTACAAGCATAACCTGTATATCTAATCATTTTTTTATCTTTCTAGCTTCGTACATGTCTTTATGCACTGTGTGATTTTTTCTAAAAGAATCCGCGTCTTTTTCTGTTTTCCATACAGCAATTTCATTCTTAGATTCCATCATCCAGTCTTCAATGGTTAAACACCAAAGACCCCATTTAATCTTTGACATGAATCGCTTCTAAACTAATTTCTTTATTTTCTGGCATTAAACATACATTAATAGCGATAGAAAAAGGAGTGTAGTTGCTATTCCATATCATTCTTGTGGTATACTCATCAGAGTTCTCAATAACAAGCATACCATTA